CCAAAACGAACTTGATAAGTACCTTGCAGGCAGCGGGGATTACTCAATCAACGGTGAATGGATTGGCGAAGATTTGCAATTCTGCCGCCGTGTTCGCTCTTTAGGTTTCCCGATCTATGTTCACACTGGCGCGATACTGCCTCACTCAAAGAGCTATTGGCTAGATGATAGGCAGCACGATATATGGAACGCATAAAAAGAATTTTAAGAATTAAGGTAAAATCAAAGGAAACCGCTACCGCCGTTCCGCAATTGGAACGCGCAATGCTTCCCAAAGTAGAAACGAGAACCAAGCGTGGCGATAACTAACGGTTACACGACACTCAACGATGTTAAAGCTGCACTCAACCTTGAAGATTCAATGGACAACGCAGCACTTGAAGTTGCTATTGCAACCGCTTCACGCCAAATTGATGATTACTGCGGTCGTTTCTTTTACAAGGACGGCACCGTAGCGGCACCAGCAACGCGCTATTACACACCAACCGATTATTGGATTTTGCCAGTTGATGATTTTGTAACACTCAGCGAAATTGCAACAGATGATAATTTTGATCGTACATACGGCACCGTATGGACTGCAACAGATTCAATGCTTGAACCCGTCAACAATCCTTCACGCGGTTGGCCATTAACTCGATTGTTAGCAGTTGGCTCTTATGTTTTCCCATTTAACTTGCCACAATCAGTGCGCGTTAAGGGTGTTTTTGGATGGTCAGCGGTGCCTTATGAGGTAAAGACTGCCGCCAAGATTCAAGCCTCGCGCCTATTCCTGCGCAACCAGTCACCATTTGGCATTGCTGGCAATACAGACTTGGGAACAGTGCGCTTGGCTGCAAAGCTAGATGCCGATGTTGAGGCTCTACTGCGCCCAATGCGCCGTAATAATGGCTTGGCTAAGTAATGATACCTAGCGAGGTTAGAAACGGCTTAAAAGCCAATCTAGAGGCTATTAAGGGTATTCGGGTGTATGAACTCATACCTACACCGGCAGTTGCCCCTGCAGCCATTGTTGGCCAATTGGATTTCACTTTTGACCTGAACAACGCCCGTGGCTTGGATCAGGCAAACCTAGATGTAATAGTTTTGGTACAACGCCTTAGCGAGCGCACTGGCCAAAATGAACTTGATAAGTACCTGGCAGGTTCAGGGGATTACTCAATCAAGCAAGCGATTGAATCGGATCGAACTCTTGGCGGTGCCTGCAATACCTTGCGGGTTACTTCAGCCGAGGCAGGTAGTTACGCATCAGGTGATATTGAATTCCTTTCATATCGTTACCGCATCACAATTTGGGGATAGGGAGAAAAATGAGCTACACAGTTACTTCAGATAATTTTGAAGGCAAAGTAAAGGGTGATTCAATCACCGAAAAAGAGTTGCTTGAATCAGGCTTGAACATTGAAGCACTGATTGCAGGCGAGCATCTCAAGGATGCAAAGGCAACAATCAAACCGGCAACAGTAGAGGAAACCAAATAATGGCCCGCTTAGTATTAACAAATGCTTTTATCACAATCAATGGGGTTAATCTTTCTGATCACATTGGCAGTGTTACCCTAACAACAACTGATGATGTAATTGAAACCACTGCATTTGGAACATCTGCGCGTACACGAATTGGTGGCCTTGCAGATAATTCTGTTGCGCTTGAGTTTCATCAGGATTACGCAGCAGGTTCAGTTGAAGCAACAATCAACGCAGCAGGGGCATCCCTTGTTGGAACAGTAACTGCAATAGTTGTAAAGCCAAACGGCGCTACAACTGCTGCTGATAACCCTGCATATAGTTTTAACGCTCTAGTTGCAGAGTGGACCCCACTTAACGGCGCAGTTGGAGAGCTAGCAACTGCATCAGTTACTTGGCCAATTGACGGAAATATTACAAAGGCGGTTATCTAATGGCAAGAATCGTATTAACAAATGTTGCAGTTACATTTGGAACAACAGATATTTCAAGTTATGTAACTTCAGTAACTTTATCTTCAACACTAGATGTTGTTGAAACCACTGCGTTTGGCAACACCGCCCGTACAAGAGTGGCTGGCCTTGCGGATAATTCAGTTTCATTTGAGTTTAATCAGGATTACGCAGCAGGCGCACTTGAGGCAGTAATCAATGGAACAACATCAACAGTTGGAACTGCAGTTTCAATCACTGTACGCCCAGTTGCAGGATCATCGCCTGCGTATAGTTTCTCCGCTTTGATTTCAGAGTGGACACCACTTAATGGAGCAGTTGGCGAACTAGCAACTGCATCTGTTACTTGGCCTATCAGTGGTACAATCACAAAATCCTAATATAACAAGGGGGAAAAAATGGATGGATTAGCAATCAAGGTAAAAACAACAGATGGCGTTGAGGCAACTTACAAGTTAACCCCACGCGTGATTGTTGGATTCGAGCAACAGTACGGCAAAGGTATGCCTAAGTTGCTTGGAGAAGAGCAAAAAATTGAACACATCTATTGGCTTGCCTGGAAATCTATGCAGACCGCCGGCATTATCGTAAAGCCGTGGGGGCCAGAATTTCTAGATACGATTGTTAGCGCCGAATTGGATGCTGATGATTCTTTCGGATCCACCGAAATAGCCTAACTTACACAGTAGCGGCTATTTCGGTGGAAACCGGAATCTCTCCCATAGATTTGCTTGATGCCCCACCAGGGATTCTTGAAGCAATCACGATTTATATGAAAGAGCGAGCTAAATCAAATGGCTGATCAAGTAGTTATTCTTAACGGCGTTAAAGAAACGCTTACTGCGCTTAAAGAGTTTGATAAAGATGCAGTTAAGCGTTTTAACAAAGTTATTAATAGCGAACTTTCAGGCGCAGAGCGTGATGCCAAAGGTTTGATTAGCGAGGATCCACCTATGAGTGGATGGCGCAAGGCAGATGCAGCCAAGGGGCGTACTCGCGGTGGCGCAGGTTGGCCAGGTTGGAACGCTGCAGAGATTCAATCAAAGATTACAAAAACTAAGGCTAAGGGCAAGGTTCGAGGCGATTACACAACAAGCGCCGGTGCCTTGCTTAATAAGTCTGCAGCAGGATCTATCTTTGAAGTAGCAGGCCGTAAGACTAAGAGCAGTATGGGCGGTGGTAGTAGCGCCCAATTTTTGCGTACCTTGGGAAACAGATTTGGCAAAGCATCCCGTGTAGTTTGGCGTGTGGTTGATAAAGATAAAGCAAGAATTGAACAAAATGTGGCAAGGGCGCTTGAAGAGGCCAAAGCTGAATTACAAAAACACTTGAATAGAGAGCGAGTTTAAAAATGGCAGTTGGCTCAATTGTCGCTCGAATTCTCACCGAGTATTCAGACAAAGGCACAAAGCAAGCAACCAAAGACATTTCCAAAATGGAAAAAAAGTTTGGCGATTTTGCAAATAAGGCAGCCAAGAGTTTTGGAATAGCAGCACTTGCAGCGGGCGCTTTTGCAGTAAAAGTTGGATTTGATGCAGTAAAGGCAGCAACAGAGGATCAGAAATCTCAGGCATTACTTGCCAACTCTTTGCGTAATACTGTTGGTGCAACAGATGCTGCGATTGCAGCCACTGAAGAATTTATTTCGGCAATGCAAGCCGAATTTGGCGTTGCTGATGATGAATTGAGGCCATCGCTAGCCCGGTTAGCGGCAGTAACCGGAAGCGTTACTAAGGCTCAAAGTCTTATGGGCGTTGCTTTAGATATTGCAGCAGCAAAAACTATTAGTGTTGAGCAAGCATCTGCCCTAGTTGCAAAAGCCTATGGTGGCAATATTGGTGCGCTTAAAAAGTTATTCCCACAAATTTCTGCAGCAACAGTTAAATCTAAAGATTTTGCAGGCGCTCTAAAAGAGATTTCAAAAGAAACTACAGGCGCGGCAGCAGCAGCAGCCAATACTTTTGCTGGTCAAATGGAAAGAATTAAACTTGCTTTTGGCGAGGCTTCAGAATCTCTTGGCTATAAGTTATTGCCACAAGTTAAGGCTTTTGCTGATCTCATTATTACTAAGGCAATCCCTGCAATTCAAAAATTTGTAGATGAGAATGGCGATAAAATCGCTAATGGTTTTAAAACTTCAATTCAGTATGGAATTGCCTTTGCAAAGCTGATGTACGATATGTTTAGTTTTGTTGCTAGAAATATCAAGGTTTTTGCAACTCTTGGCGCAGTTATTATTGCTGCGTTTTTTGGTGCAAAGGTTGCCGGCGCAGTAACTGCTCTTATCGGTGGTATTAAAGCCATCATAACTGTTATGAAGGCTTTGCGTACAGTATCTCTTGCATCTGCTGCTGCAACTGCTCTTGCAACAGGTGGTATATCTGCTGCTGCAGGCGCTGCTGCATTTGGTGTGGCTTTGGTTGGTATCGGTATTGCAGCCAATAAGTTCAATAAGGATTCAGATAAAGCTGCAGATTCGCTAGGCAAGTTTGATTTTAACGCCAAGGGCTTTACTGCAACTGCTAATGATTACACTAAGGGCATTGATGGAATGACTGCATCAACTAAAAATCTAACTGCTGCCCAACTTGAAGAAATTAAAGTTACAAAAGGCTTAAAGGCTTTGCAAAAGTATGGCTTAGGTGGCAAAAACTTGGCATCTCAAGATCCAATTACGCTTGAGGCTATTCGCAAGAATCAAGTTCGACAAGCAAAACTTGGCATCTCAAGCCCTACAATTTCTCTTGCTGCATCTGCAGGCCACGGAAATATTGCAAAGAATACAACAATGAATGGGGGAAATATAACAGTGAATGTAGCGGGATCAGTTGTTTCCCAGGGTGATTTAGTAGCAGGCATCAAAAATGGCCTTGAGGTAATCTATCGCCGGCGTGGCGGTAGTGGTTACGCGGTGTTGTAATGCCTGCTAACGCACCTACTATTACAGTTGCTTTTGGCATTAATGGCAGTTTTACCAATGTAAGTGCAGATTTAATTCTCACTGTTGATATTCGCCGTGGCCGTATGTATCAGGATGTATTCATTGATGCAGGCACTGCTACTGTTGTGCTTAACAACCAATCAGGCGCTTTTGATCCTAGCAATACAAGTAGCCCCTGGTATAACACTTTGATTGCGGGTATGCAGATAAGAGTTACTGGCAATTCCACTGTTATCTATACAGGCTATCTTGAAGATAATATGGTTAACCAGGGCATTTACCCAACTGTTTCCCTTACTTTTGTGGATGGCCTTGCTACTTTTGGAAAGACAATTGCACCTGCTCTAGCAACTTCAGCTTTTTCTGAAACTGCAGCAGCAAGAGCAGCAAGAGTTTTGGACATTGCCCAATGGCCTGCAGGCTCTCGCAGTCTTACAGGAACTACTGTAATGCTTGCTACAGGCCAAGGCATCAGTTGCCTAGATATGCTTGAGCAGTGCGCCAATGTAGTTGGTGGCCGTTTCTATGTAAGCCGTACAGGCGTTGCAACCCTAGTTCCCCTTGCAAATAAGTTTTCACGCCCAACGCAGTTACTTTTTAGTGATCAGGGTGATGCCAATAGCGTTGGTTATGATGGCATTATTACCAATCCAGGCACTGATTATGTGTATAACCAGGCGATTGTTGATCGTGGGCCAGGCTTGCTTCAATATTCATCAACTTTTAACGCAAGTGTTACAACTTATGGTTTGAAATCAAAAAAACTTGATGCACCTTCAAATACCACAACTGCTGCAACAAATCTTTCACTTTATGCAGCTCGAAAAGATGCAGATGCTGCCGTTTTGGTTGAGCAACTTGATTTTACCCCTATTGGTATCGGCGCTTTGGCTACAGATTTCTTGGAAACCGAACTTAACGATTTAGTTACAGTTAAGCGTGTTACCTATGATGGCCGTAGCATCTCAATTAACTGCGTGGTTGAAGGAATGGCTCACTCAATTACTGCAGACAATTGGCGCGTTAGTTACTTTACCTCACTTGTTGATCCTTACACGATTGCACTCTAGGGGGAATAATGCCACTTTGCCCACAAATTACGATTACACCGGTTACTGTAACTACTTCAGGAATGACTACTGCATCAGTTATTGCAGCAAACGCACCTGCAACTACTGAACAACTAAGCACAACACGCGCACCACTGGTTGCAGATGCACCTGAATAAACAGTGATACCAGTGCCATTAA